AAGGGGTCGGCTCCCCCACGCCTGGACGGGCCGCGAAGGCCGGTCGGTGTCTCCCCTGGTGGGAAGTATCCGAACTTGTCATCGTCTCGAGACATGGGGGAGCTCCTCTTGCAGTAGTCGATTAGGCCAGGCCGACCGTGCCGACGTTGACAACGATGGTGCCGTTGCCCGCCGAGTCGATGAACAACACGAGACATTCCTTCGGTGCATCGAGGGTCGCAACCTTGTTGGTGCCGTCGAGCGTGCCGGTCGTGACCGTCACCTTGTGTGCCGCCGTTCCCGATGCCGAGGTGTTCTTGATGATGAGGAAGCTGTTGGCATACGGGACGAGCGTGGCGATGGTCTTCTCGATGGCCGTGCTCGCGTGGTTCAGTTCGATGATGCGAACCGTTGACGGGATGGCGGCCGGAGCGGTCACGGTGTAGGCCGCCGCGAAGACGCTCTTGTCGGCCGCGTCGTTGACTTCGGCGGCGGTTGCCGTCTGCCCGTCGTTCAGGTTCAGCTCCGCGACGGTGGCGGTGATGCCGTCGAGAGTGTTGATTTCTGCCGCCGTAGCCGTGAGGTCACGAACGGCAGCGATGGGACATGCGTTAGCCATGTTGCTGCCTTTCTCTCCGAGTGGAGGGGCGGGTCTCCCTCACCCCTCCACAGGTCTCACATTACTACGACGCGGCGACGATGACACGCTCGCCGATGAGGTACACGCTTGCGAGCGCGGGGCCAGCAGCGGTCACGCCATCGACTGCCATCGCAACGCTGTTGACGCTGCGTGCCGTCGCGTGGTCGAGCTTGAAGGCCGCTTCGGTAGCCAGCACTTCCACGAAGTCATCCACCGTGACATCGGTGGTGCCTTCGACCATCGCTTCGGCATAGCCCTTGGTCTGGACGACAATCTGCTCGGAGGCCGCGGTCGCAGCCTGGCAGACGACGCCGATGGTCTGGTAGCCGGTGAGCGCTACCGGTGCCGAGGTGACGGGGCCGGTCGCCGAAGGGACGACCGCAACGACCGCACCGACCGCGAGGGCCGCGTGGGAGCGCACGTTGACGTACTCGTTCACGCCTTCGCTCCAGGTCGCACCGTTGGACAGGTCGCCGTCGATGAGCATACCGTCTGACTTTCCACCCTTTGCCATGTGTCTCTACCTCCCTTACGCGGTCTTGGCTGTCGCCACACCCAGGCGACGGCGGTTGGACGTGACCATGTTGCCCATGAAGCGGATGTGCGCAACGCGGCCATCCTGGTTGTGCGGCTCCACGAACGGGGTGCTCTTGAAGTCCCGCTCGGGGTGACACTTGAGGCCCATGTACTCCGTCGAGAGGAAGTACATGTAGCCCGCGGGCACCTTGTCGCTCCAGGTGAGCTCCGCGCCCTTGAACTTGAGGGCGTCGAAGCCGAGGCTCCCGAGCTTGGTGTCCTGCGTGCGGAGCGTCGGCTCCACCTTGCCCTCGAAGGACTCGAACAAGTCCTGCGTGGTGAGGATGAGGTCGACGCGGCCAACGTCTGCGCCCTTGACGGCCGAGGTTGCGCCCGAGCCGCGGACATCGTTGACCATCGTGCGCATCCAGCTCGAATCGAGCGCGGTTGCGGTCGAGTTGGTCTTCGAGGCCCACCACGTATACGTGGCCGAGTCGATACCGGCGACGGTGCCGGTGCCGACGAGTGCGAGCAGGCCCATGATGTCCTTGTTGTTGTTGCCGGTGCCGTCACCGTAGAGCATGTCGGTGAGGTCATCCATCATGGAGAGCTCGGCCTGGCGAATCTTGGCCTTGAGCAAGTCGAGCACCTGGGCGTCGCCCTGGTTCTTGAGCAAGTCCTCGTTCGCCACCGTGATTGAGATGTTGTACATCCGCCACGGGAAGAGCGCGTTGCCGAGCCCCTCTGTGGTGGACGTGTCCAGCACCTCGAGGCCGGAGTAGCTCATACCGGTCTCGTTCTTCCCGTACATGAGCGGGGTCTCGATGTACTGACCGCCCCTCATGTACTTGTCCTTCTTGCCCTTGCTGTAGAGCAGGGCGAAGAGGGGGTCGGCCTGGAAGATGACATCCTGCAACGTCTTCGACGTGTAGGTGTTGAGCGTCGAGGTCGCCATCTGGTCGAACCGCTCGTTTGTTGCGGAGCCAGCCATCCTATCCTCCTAGTTGTGTGTCACGCGTGAGCGCCTACCCCTGTGCAAGCGTCCGGCCCGCATGCTCCCAAGCCTCGTCAATCGACGGATGGTCGGGAAGCTCTGGGCCCATGTCGCCGCTTGCGCCAGAAGAGGGAACGCTCACTCTGGCTTTCAGTCCGGCCCGCTCTTCGGCGGTCTTGCGCGCCGCTACGGTGCCGACGGTCTGCCCGAGGCGGTACGCGTCTCCGCGCATCTGCGGGCCGACCACAATCTCGAAGGCTTGCTCGAGGGTGAGACCAGGATTCGCGTCGATGAGATGTCCCATCGCTTCCTCGGCTTGAGGGGTACGGTACTCAGGTGCAGAAGCAAACAGGTTCGTGAGCACCTGCTGTGTCTCGGCGAGCGCCTGCTGGTACGTCATCTGCTCTACCGGCCGCAACCGCTGGTCGACAGCTCCCATCGTCTGCAAGTTCATCTCGCGGGCCTTGATGGTCGCTACCTGCTCAACGTACGCGGCGAACAGCGCAGGGTCTGTGACGGCCTCATCTGCTGTGATGAGCTTGTCGATACCCTGCATGATGTACTTCTGGCGCCAGTCGGCTGCCTGTGCCTGTGCCTGCTCGGGCGTCACCGGCGGGGCTTGGGTCGGCCGCTGCGTCTCAAGTGCTTCGAGGCGCTTGAGCAGGTCTTCGTTCTGCTGCTCGAGTGCGCTCTTGGCCTTGATGCTCTCGGCCGCTTCTGCCGTTCGCTTGGAGAAGTGCCCTTGCATCTGCTTGTACCGTGACTCAATGAACGAGCGCGCCTGGGGGTCTTCCAACCCTTCAAGCAACTCTTCGAGCGTGACGCCGCTGGCCTGGAGGAAGTCCGTGGAGTCCGCTTCCGCGGGGGTTCCTGCTTCCGCTGCTGCATCGGCGACGGGCGCGGGCACTTCGGCTGCTCCTGCCGGAGTCTCGAGGGCCGGTACTGCACCGGCGGTCTCGGTCTCGGGCGCGGGGGCGTCCATGTCCGCTATGACGGCAGCCGCGATTTCATCGAACGACTGCGGGCCTTCGGTCTGAATCGTACCATCGTTCTCATTCATCTTCCATATCCTTCCATTCAAGCCGGTCTCGGGCGGGCGCCCGACAGGTCGGCTACATGCCCATCTGTGGTGCTGACCCTCCAAGTACCGCCGAGAGGATGTCACCTTGCGCGGTCGGGTTCACTTCACCGTACGCGGGAATGTCAGTGGGGGGAGAGGCGCCCAATCCGGCGCCGTTCATCGGGCCCATCATCCCCCCTGGTGCCTGGCCCTGGGGGAGACCTGGCATCTGCATAGCTCCAGGTGAGGGGGCCTGGGGCGGCTGCACTTCATCAAGGACGTAGATGCTCGTGTCCCGAATCGAAGGCATCGTCGACATGATGAGGATGCCGAACGCCTTCTTGTTGAACCACGTCTCGGGCGCGAAGCGCTCGTACATGGAGAGGAGCTGTGAGCGCTCCACGTCCATCGCGGCGGCCACCATGCTGCCAGGCTCGACCTTCACCTTGTAGTAGCCAGCCAGGTCGGTGCCGACGAACGAGTACTCGATGGTGGTTCCGACAGGAATCGGCTGGCCCGTCTCGGCGTCCATGAGCATCGGGTCGGCGTTGAGAATCTTGATGGGCTCGGGCTCGTCGAAGACGCTCGTGATGATGGCGAGCGCGACCTCGAGGACTTGGGCGGCGAACCGCTCGACCATGAGCTGCCGGTAGCCAATCATCGCGTCGGCCGCGGACTGGATGAACGCACTCTCGGTGGCCGTCTTGCGAATCGGCCCCTGCGAGGATGCCAGATTCGAGCTCGTCATCGAGATTTCGTCCATGTCGGCCTTGATGCGGTTCTCGACCGTGAACGCGTCTGGCGGGAGCGGCTGGTGCTCGAGCGGCTCGAGCTGGTCGTAGTCGCTCATCTCCACGACCTCGCCGTCGTTCGTGGACTTGAGCGCTATCTTGGCCTTCTGCGACAGCGGGCCAGAGGACTTCCACTTGCGGATGCCCTTGCGGAGCTCTTGGAGCTGGCGCTTGCGAGCGACGTGCAGCTCGTTCGTGAGCGGCTCGAGACCGGCGGCCAATCCCTCGGGGAAGACCGAATCGGGGATGTCGTCCCACAGCATCGGGATGATGGGGAATCCAGAGTACGGAGATGCCCACTCGCGCACCAGGATTACCTTGCCGCTGCGGTCGAGGTACACCGTTTTACCTGCGGAGATGTCCCACTGTTCCCACGCCATGACGCGGCGTACACGCGAGTCGACGGCGTTCTCGATGGACGCCGACTCGGTGCGGTTGAACGGGTCATCCTCATCGCGCGAGTCCCACTCGCCGACGTTGGCGACTGAATCGGCCCTCGGGGCCTTATCGCCGAACCAGCGCTTCGCTTCCTTCGGGGTCATGAAGAGACGGCGGGCCATGAAGCTCGCGTTGAAGAAGTGGTCAGCCGTGGGGTCGATGGCGAAGTTGAGCGGCGATATGCGCTCGAGGAAGATGCGCTCGGTCACGAGCTGCGAGACCGTCTCTTGCTTGTCGACCGCGAGGATGTCTGAGAGTCCGGCGGTGAGTGTCGAGACCTTCTCGGTCACAGACGGTGGCATCACACCGAAGAGACGCTTGTTGGCGCCAACGGCGCGCTCGCCCCAGGTCGTCTCGTACCCGACGAAGCCGAGACCGATGCCGACCGTCTCGGCGTCGAGCGTGCAGCGACGTGTCTCATCGTCCATGCGCTCGGTCGCCCACAAGTCCTCTAGCTTCTTGGAGAGCGCGGGCTCGGCGTTGGGATTGTCCGGCCGCCGAGTCGCTTCGACCTTCACGACCGGCATACCGATGGCGAGCTGCGGCACGAGTGCGCGGATACGAGCGGCCATGATGTTGACGGTGGGGGATTCCTCTTGCACGCCGTCGTAGTAGCGATGCGCGAGGCGCTTGATATAGCGCCTCCAGCGGTCTTCGCGTCCGAACTTGGCCTTGAACTTGATGGCCGAGGAGAGTTGCGCTTCCCAGACGGCAGCCTCTTCGGGGGTGTAGCTCACGCCATCAGCCATGTCGAGCCTCCTGCGCCAGTAGACCGGATGGCTCTGTGAGCTCCGCTTTCGGGATAGCGGTCGAAGGATGCCAGTGAGCGGGCACGAGCACTCCTGTTCGCTGCGGGACGATGGAAGTTTCTCCCATGCACAGCTCGCACGGTACACCGTTTCGCTCACTCATCGCAAGCGTCCGGTCGAAGGTGTGCTTGCACTCGCGGCACTTGTACTTATAGTCGGGCATGGCTCTCCTTATACGTAGAGCATCTCGTTACCGAGCTCACAGGTCTGCGCGTTGCTCTCCGCCTCAATCTCGGCGAGCACGCGCATGATGGGGTCATCGTCGACGACCACGTTGAGCACGAGCGAGCGTGCCGCCCGTGTAGCGAGAGCGGCCGCGATGGTGAGACCGGCAACACGGTCGTCGTGCCGCGGCTCCGGCGCCCCGATTCTCCGGCCGCCGAGATGGACGACACCCCGCATCTCATCGAGTGTCTCGAGGTCGCGGATGTCGAGCGCGCCCTCGCGCAGATACTTGTCTGTCGTGCCGAAGGCATTGTTCTTCGTGTCCGCGTTGCTCCACCAGCCGATTCGCTCGGTGGTCTTGTGCTCGCGGGCGAGAGTCGAGTTGGGCCGCATGTACATCCGCGGGTAGCGCAGGCGCCGCAGATTCGAGATGACAGCGGTGCCGACGCCGTTGGCCTCGACCGCGATGACCGCCTGGTGACACAGGTAGCCCGCCTTCGCCAGCGTCTCGCCGTACTCGTCGGCCGGTATCTGCCCGTGGATTGTGAGGAGCTGCCGGTGCGGAGTGCCGCTCTTCGGCGGCATCAGGACTTCCTCTTCGGCATCCGCATACGGCGTGCCGACATGGAGCGCGGTCGCGGCCTGGAAGTCTCCCCACGGCGCGTCGCCCGCGCAGTCGGCGCCGATGACGAACGGACGCCCGCTCTGCAAGGCGAGATAGAAGTCCTCGAGCCCGTGAATCACCACTACGCCGTACGGGTCGGGTACGAACTCGACCGTGCGGAGCACGCGGTCTTTCCAGATGAGCGAGCCCCGCACGTCGCGCTGCGAGTTGTGCTCGGCTGAGTACGCGGCGAGCGCGGACTTCTGCCGGTGGGCCTCTTCCTCGACGTGGACGACCGAGAAGTAGTTGAGCCCCGATGCGATGAACGCCTGCTCCCACGTCTCGGGGTACTCCTGGTCGAACTTGGAGAGCGAGCCACGGTACATCCGGCGCTTCTTGTCGTGCCACGCCTGGTCTCTGTCGGGATGGAGCGAGTACGGCAGGAAGCAGAAGCCCATTTCCGCCTCGCCGAAGGTCACGTCGATGGTCGTGTCGTCGCCCAGGTCGAGGACATGCTGGAGCTTCCCGAAGACCGAATCCGTCACCCAGGTGTGAACCAGGTCGCCGATGCCGTTGGCGGTGGTGAACATCACAATCTGGCCGCCACCGTCGGCGCACGCTTCGACCGAGCCCCACACGTCTTCCTGGCGGGTGATGGGCCGGATGATGGCAGCCTCGTCGATGAGCACGAAACCCGCGGCCTCGGAACGGCCGGTGTCGGACGCGGCACTCATGGGCTCGAGCGAGGAGCCGTTCGCCCACTCCATGCGCTGTATGCCCTCATTCGTGATGAGCGCGGCCTCTTGCACGAACTCGGGGATGTGGCGGTAGATGTCGAGCACGCGGCGCACGAGACGCTTGGCCGATGTCATCTTGTTGGCGATGACGATGCCGATGGTGTCGTTGAAGAACATGCAGCGCCACAGCCCGTAGTGGGCCGCGATGAACGTGAGCCCTATCTGGCGGGCCTTGAGCACCAGGAACACGTCGTATTCAGTGATGGCCTCGGCGAGAAGGAGCTGCCAGCCCCAATCGCGGCCGGTCGACTCGGAGACGCGCGGCATCCCGTCGGGACACATGCGGCGCCAGCCTCTATCCCAACCGCCCTTGATACGCACCATGCCGTACCAGCGGATGAAGTACTCGAAGCCGGAGTGCGGGTCGGAGAGGCGACGAATCTC